GATATTTTAGGTTTTGGCATTACAGATTTTGATGATCAACTGCAATTAGCGGAAGATGATGTTTTAAGGCAAATTCGTGCTGAATGGTGGGAGCGATACAGACATCAAGTTAGATACAAGGACATTACAAAAGTCACTTCTGTTGAAATGACGGACAGTAAGCTGACCGACAGCCAATGGGTCTATGCAGTTGTTTACAAGGCGTTGGCTTATTATATTTTTCCACAGCTTACTAAATGGAAAAATGATACTGAAAAGGATTCTTTCCAAGTTCAAATAGATTTTTATAAAGACAGATACAACGAGGAATTTCAACAAGTTTTACGAGATGGTGTAGAATATGATGAAGACGCTGGAGGCACAGTCGCTGATAGTGAAAAGGAATCTATGCACTCACTTCGCCTTGTCAGATAATGATTGCTTCAATCAATATAACTTCTAATTCAATAAAATTAGAAAATAAATTTTCAAAAATAATAAACAAGTTTCCAAGAGCCGCTAAAAAGGCATTGGCGAGAGCCGCAATTTTTGGCAGACAGCAAATTGTCAGAAAGACGAAAAGGGGAGAGAAGCCAAGTGGTGGCGCATTCGCAAGATATTCTGAAATGTATAAAAAGTCAGATCAATTTAAAAATAAGAAAAATAAATTTGTTGATTTATTTTATTCAGGACAAATGTTGGGCGATATATCAACAAGAGTAATTGGCAGATCAACAGGAGAAATATTTTTTTTAAGAAATGCAGAGGCACAAAAGGCGTTTGGTCATCATACAGGAGTTGGTAGATTGCCTGAAAGACCTTTTTTTAGCATTGGCAGAGTGGATAGAAAAAAAATGGTTAGAAGATTTGAAAAAGATTTTAGAAGATTTTCAGGTATTAAGAGATGAGTGAACGAGAAGACATAGCGAGTGACATAATTACAAAGCTGGACGCAGTTTCTAGTCCTATTGAATTTAAAAAGATCACTAGAGAGCCATTTGATCCAGAGGAATTATCCAATGCTCAATTCCCAGCTTGTTATGTTCAAACAGGAGATGAAACAAGAGAGGTAATCACTTTAGGCGATGTCGGAACAGGAAAAAAACAGGGAACGATAGATTTTGTTATTGTTGGATTTGTCAAAGGAACAACAAGCAATATTGATACATTACGAAACCAACTCATAGAGGTTGTGGAAGAAACTTTGGATAATGATATTAGTAGGGCTGGTAATGCCTTGAATACACAAATCGTTGAAGCGAATACAGATGAGGGAGTAATTTTTCCTTATGGTGGTGTGAGAATTGTGGTAAGGGTTGATTATCAATATACAAGAGGAACATCATAATATAAAAAATTATTTTGACTATGTGTAATAAAAACTATAAAAATAAATAGGAGTAAAACTTATGAGTGATGGAACAATTATTTTAAAATTGCCAAATTCTAGCGATACCATACAGGTGACAAAAGATATGGAAGAATATTATTTAAAAATGGGATATACAAAGACATCAAAAGTTGATACTCCTAAAATACTAAAATTAACCCCAAAGAAAGATAAGGAGTAAAAATGGCTAATCACACAGGTGTTTCTGGTGTTGTTAAGGTTGGCTCTAATGTTCTAGCAGAATTGAGAAGTTTTACTATTGATACCACTACTGAAATAATAGAGGACACCACATTAACCGATACTTCAAGAAGCTATCAAGTTGGTAAAAAGGGAGCAACTGTTTCTGCAGAGTGCTGGTGGGATGAAACTGATACGAATGGACAGATCGCAATGGTCGAGGGTTCACAAGTAGTGTTAAATCTTTATCCAGAGGGTGCTGATTCAGGAGATTATTATTATTCAGGCACTTATATAATGGGTAGTAATTCTGTTTCTGTTCCAACTGATGGTATTATTGAAGCTAGTTTTAATGCAACTTTAACAGGCGCATTAACCAGAGGAACAGTTTAATATTTAACATTTAATGGCTGAAAAAAAAGATTATACTATAGGTATAAGAGAGCATTGGGATAACTTACCCATTAAAAAAATTGAAATTCCTGAATGGGGTTTTAATGGAAACAAAGCCATTTTTGTTAAACCTTATAATATTCTTGAACGCAATAAAATGCGTAACAACGACAATCCCATATTATCAGCCATTGATGTTATCGTTGCCAAATGTGAAAACAAAGATGGTAACAAGATGTTTGATGTTGAAGATAAAGAATTTTTCAAAAGAAAAGCACAAGCAGATATGGTTATTGACTTGGCTAATCAAATTTTAATTCCACCCACGATAGAAGACATTAAAAAAAAATAAAAAATGATGGCGAGATAAGAGCCATTATGTTCATAGCCGAAAAATTACACAAGACCATCAGCGAAATATTGCAAATGGACTCTTTTGAGTTTAGTATGTGGTTGGCTTATTTTGAAATCCAAAATGATGAATTGAAGCGACAACAAAAACTACAAAAGGCGAAAGTTAGATAATGGCTGAACAGATGAAAATTAAAATTACCGCCAATAGCGCACAAGCGAGGCGAGAATTATCTAAAACTAAAAAAAGCGTAAAAGGTGTTGGTGCTTCCATATTAAGTTTAAAAACAGCTTTGATTGGACTTGGAACTGGAATTGTTCTTAAACGAATAATAACAACTACTGCTACTTTTGAAAATCTACGAAACAGATTAAAATTAGTTACAAAATCACAGGAAGAATTAGAAGCTAGGTTTAGAACTTTAACATCTGCGGCAGGTGAAACAAGAACAGGATTAGCCGAAACCATTGATTTATTCACAAAGTTAAGAGTTTCCACAGAGGAATTGGGTTATGCTGATGACAGAGTTTTACTTGTAACAAAAAGACTATCCAAAGCATTACAACTCCAAGGTGCAGATACAGCAACAGCACAAGCTGTCATCAGGCAGTTTGGTCAAGCAATGGCTTCTGGAACTGTAAGAGGTGATGAGTTCAGATCAATCGTAGAGGGAATTGGTGGAACATTATCCATTATGGCAAGACAGACAGGAATTAGTGTCGGAGCATTAAGAAAACTATCATTGTCAGGACAACTTACAGCAGATGTGATGTTTGAAATGTTTGAAAATGCAACCATCATTGATGAAGAATTTGGGAAAATGGATGCAACAATCAATTCTCTTGAAACAGCTTTTTCCAATGCCTTTGATCAAGCTATTATTAAATTGGGTGATTTAACAAAAATAACAGATACTTATAAAAAATCCATAGAAGACCTTACTTTTTTATTGGAACTTTTTAATGCTGATGCCAAACAATTATCTACATTTTTCTTCTTTGGTGTTGAACAGGCAAAAGAATTAGGCGAGGCAACAGAAAACATAGCTCTCAACTTAAAAATATTAGAATTTCAATTAAATGATTTGGAGGAGGGTTTTGCTGGAAAAATAACTAAATTATTGACACCAGAATATTATGATGAATTAAAATTACAAATACAATTAGCAATAGACCAACTAGAAAGATTAACAAAAGCAACATCAGAAGTTTCCAAAGCTGAAACAACAAAGGAAGTTAAACCTGTAGAATTTACAAAACAGATCATAGCACTTCAAAGATTTGTTTTAACAGAAAAACAATTATTGATGGCACGATATAATGACAAAACAAATCTTATTAGAAAATTTTTAAAAGAAAATGAAAATATAACTGTTGAACAAACAGAAACATTAAACAACTTAATTATAACTCTGCAAAAAAAATTAGGAGATGATTTGCTTGAATTGAGAAGGGATCAAATTAAGAAAGAGGCAAAACTAGAGTGGGAAAGACTACAACAACAAAAAGAGAATTATGACAAAAATTTAGCATTGATTAAGGAAAAGAAATTTAATGAATTAAGATTGGAAGAACTTACAAATGACCAGATAAAAGATTTATCAAAAGCGACAGGTCGTGAACTTATTAGCGAACTAGCAAAAAACAATAAGCAAATGTTTATGATTAACAAAGCTCTTTTGATTAAGGAAGCAATAATGAATACTGCGGCTGGTGTAACGGCGGCTTTAAAATTAGGGCCATTTGGAATACCTTTGGCATTTGGCATTGGTGCTTTGGGTGCGGTTCAAGTGGCTACAATAGCAAGACAGGAATACACAGGAAGAAGATTGGGTGGCCCTGTTCAAAAAGATAGACCTTATATGGTTGGAGAATCTGGAAAAGAAATGTTTGTACCGAATCAATCAGGGGAAATAATACCGAACAACCAATTAGGAAAAGCAGTAACAGTTAATTTCAACATCAATACAGTTGACGCAAGAGGATTTAATGAATTATTAGTTAATAGCAGAGGTGTCATAGTTAATATGATTAATAGTGCTGTTAATGAAAAAGGTAGGATGGCGATAGTATGAGTGGTGCATTACCAAATGTAGATTTTACAGCTTTTAACATTAAGAGCAATCAAAAGACTTTAGTTAGTCAAACCGATAGTGGAAAAACCTACAGGCGACAGATTGATGGTCAGCGATGGAGTTTCACAGTTTCCTACCCTTTGATGACGAGGGCGAACTTTCAACCCATTATGGCTTTCATCGTTCAACAACGATCACAAAAGGAAAGTTTTACAATTACATTCCCAAGCTACTTGAACGCAACAGGAAATGAAACAGGAACAGTTTTAATCAATGGCGCTCATTCAGTTGCCGACACTACGATTGCGATGGATGCATTTGCTGGTGATGGTGCTGGAAGATTCAAAGCTGGTGACTTCATAAAATTCGCACATTCAAAAGTCTATATGGTTGTTACTGATGTAACGAGTTCAAGCAATGCCGCAACTGTAACAATAGAGCCGCCATTAACAACCGCCTTGTCGAATAATAGTTCTGTTACCTATGATTCGATTCCTTTCACAGTTCATTTGACAAGCGACATACAGGAATTCACCTCTGGTCAGGCGAATTCTGATGGTGTTCCATTATTTAAGTTTGAGATCGATGTAATTGAGGCC